TAGAACAAACAGGAATTGACTCTAACTACACGGCAACTTACTACCCATGGGTATTAACTCGTGATAGTGTAAACAATACTCAAATCTACATTCCAGCAACGGCTGAGGTGACGAGAAACTTGGCATTGACCGATAACATTGCATTCCCATGGTTCGCAGCGGCAGGTTACACAAGAGGTATTGTGAACTCAATCAAAGCACGTAAGAAGTTGACTCAAGAGGATAGAGATACTCTTTACCAAGGAAGAATCAACCCAATTGCAACCTTCTCTGATGTTGGTACGGTAATTTGGGGTAACAAAACTCTTCAAATTAGAGAATCTGCTCTTGATAGAATTAACGTGAGAAGATTATTATTACAAGCTCGTAAATTGATTTCAGCAGTTTCTGTGAGATTGTTATTCGATCAAAACGACGAACAAGTAAGACAAGACTTCTTAAATGCGGTTAATCCAATCTTAGACGCAATCAGAAGAGATAGAGGTTTATACGACTTTAGAGTTACGGTTTCAAGTGACACTGAAGACTTAGACAGAAATCAAATGGTAGGTAAAATCTATATCAAACCAACTCGTTCATTAGAGTTCATAGATATAACATTCTACATCACTCCAACAGGAGCATCGTTTGATAATATCTAATCAGACAAATAATTTAAAGGAAAAGGGGAATTCGTTCCCCTTTTTTTATTTACCTAATATTTATTAATGTATGAAAAATTATTATAAACATATCGTTAAACAAATTATTAACGAAATTATAGAGGAAAGAAAAACTCCGGTAATGAAATATTATGCATTTGACTGGGATGATAACCTTATGTTTATGCCAACAAAGATATATCTTAAAGACGATGAAGGTAATAGTGTTGGTATGTCTACCGAAGATTTTGCGGAATATAGAACTGATGTTGGTAAAGAACCTTTCGAATATGAAGGACATACCATAGTATCTTTTGATAAAGAACCTTTCAGAGATTTCGGTGTATTGGGTGACAAACAATTCTTAAAAGATGCGATGTCATCACCAACAGGACCGGCTTGGAACGATTTTGTGGAAGCAATTAATAATGGATCAATTTTTGCAATTGTAACTGCGAGAGGTCATACACCTTCAATGTTAAAAGAAGCGGTTTATAGATTGATTAAACAAAACAAACATGGTTTGGATTCAAATCAGTTGGCAAAAAACCTTTTAAAATATAGAGACTTGGCAGATGAAGAAAAATTATCTAAAGATCAATTAATACGATCTTACTTAGATATGTGTCGTTTTCATCCTGTGTCTTTCGGAGAAGGTTCTGCTACTAACCCTGAACAAGGTAAAATAAATGCAATGGAAGAATTTGTAAGTTATGTGAGAAATTTATCACATTCATTACAACAAAAGGCATTTATGAAAAACAAGATTAGTAATTACTTTACACCATTTATTGGATTTTCAGATGATGATGTAAGAAATGTAGAAACTATGAAGAAGCATTTTGATAAAAAAGAAGATAATATATTAAAGACTTATTTAACTGCAGGAGGACAAAAGAAATTATATTAACTAGTTTGTCTGGTCTAGTATAAGAATATGTCCAAAAAAAATGGAAGTAAATAGAAAAATTTTATTATCGTGATATTTATAATAAAAACTAAAATAAACTAAAAACTAAAATAAATAATTATGGCTGATTTGTTAATGAAAATGCCTATTCCTTACGAACCTAAACGCGAAAACCGTTGGATTTTAAGGTTCCCATCATCACTTGGTATTAATGAGTGGTATGTGGAGAGTACTTCGAGACCTAAATTAAAAATTAATTCAGTGAACATTCCTTTCTTGAACACTGAGACATACGTTGCGGGTAGATTCAACTGGGAAGAAATTTCAGTTAAGTTTAGAGATCCAATCGGACCTTCAGCGTCTCAAGCGGTTATGGAATGGATTCGTTTATGTGCGGAGTCTGTTACAGGTCGTATGGGTTATGCTGCAGGATACAAGAAAAATGTTGATTTGGAAATGTTAGACCCAACGGGAGTTGTTGTTGAAAAATGGATTTTAGAAGGAGCCTTTTTGACAGGATATGATGGTGGTTCATTATCATATGACTCTGATAAGATTGCGGGGATCACTTCAAATATTCGTATGGATCGTTGTATATTAGTATACTAAAAAAATTTACTTTTAATATTAACCGTGTACATTTATAGTGTATACGGTTTTTTGTGCAATAATAAATTAAAAAATATAAAAAAAATGGATCAAGATACGGCTGCTTACGGGCAAATGGACTTTAACTTACCACATGATGTGGTGACACTACCTTCAGGTGGTTTATTCTACAAATCTAAAAAGAAAAGTGTTAAGGTTGGTTACTTAACTGCGAGTGATGAAAATATTTTAGTGAATATTGATTCAAGAAGATCAATTAATGAAAGTGTTGTATTACCTTTATTACGAAATAAACTTTATGAAAGGGATATTAGACCTGAAGAATTATTAGAAAGCGATATTGAAGCGATTCTTTTATTTTTACGTAATACATCCTTTGGTCCTGAATATAAAATAACAACTATTGACCCAAGTAACGGTCAATCTTTTGAGGCTTCTGTTATGTTGGATGAATTAAATCTTACGAAACCAAAAGTACAACCTGATGAAGATGGTACATTTACTGTTAAATTACCACAATCAAAAGTAGATGTTAAACTTAAAATGTTAAGTTTATATGACACAATTGAAATTGCTAAAATAATTGATTCATATCCCGCTGGATATACTGCACCTACAATAACAACAAGACTAAATAAGACCATTTTAGAATTAAATGGTAGTCCTGATAAAAATGAAATAAGCGTATTTTGTCAAAATATGCCAATTGGTGATTCTAAGTTCATAAGAAATTTCCTTAAAGAAAACGAACCGAGATTGGATTTAAGGAAAACAGTTTACACCCCGTCAGGAGAAAAAGTCGATGTAATCATCAACTTTGGGGTGGAGTTTTTTCGGCCTTTCTTCTAATCACTCAAAATTTTTATTAGATGAGTTTTATTATTTGGCGAAATTTTTAAGAACGTCGTATAATGAATTCTTAAAAATTCCAACCTATATTAGGAGATATCTCCTAGATAAGATAGTAGAGGAAAATACGCCCAAAACTTAATACCTAAATATTTATTGTAAAAACTATTAATGGGTGAATTAGACAACATAAAAGGTTTAAGTAGTGATGACTTAAAGAAAATTCAAGGTTATATTGATAATGCTTATAGTAAAGGTAAATCTGATGGAACTAAAACTAGTAAATCATATGGTGGTGGTGAGGGTGATTTAGATGTTGAAAAAACCTATGTAAATAATACCACTGACCTTTCTAATAGTGCGGATACTTTTGCCGGTATACTTAAAGATTTTAAAGACGCTGCGGACCCAACTAATTTTAAAGGTGCTGATTATTTAAGGGATCGTGCTCAAGAAATGTCTAATGAGTTAGGTCTTGGTCAGGCTAGAATGTCTGAAATTAAGACAACTATTGCCGACGCATTACCTGAAATGATTAAACTTGGGGTAAGTGAATCGGATGCGTTAAAGGCAATGACGGAAATTCCTAAAGATTTAGGGGTTAATACTTCTTTAGGAAAAGAAGCACTTGTTGAGATGGCTGCCGCCTCTAATGTTGCGGGAGTAAGTGCAAGTAAAATGGCATTGGAATTTAAAGGTGTTGGTATGTCATTGTATGATGTTGGTGACAGAATGGCGGAAGTTGCAAATTATGCAAAAAGTGTTGGTGTTAATGTGAAGGCAGTTTCTGCGGACGTTGTTAGTAATTTAAAACAATTAAACCTATTCAATTTTGATAGTGGAGTTAAAGGTTTGGCGAAAATGGCCTCTCAAGCATCTATGTTAGGATTTAGTATGGAAAAAACATTCAAACTAGCGGATGATTTAATGTCACCTGAAAAGGCAATTGATTTATCGGCATCATTACAACGTTTAGGTGTTGCAAGTAGTGCGTTATTAGATCCATTAAAGGCGATGGATTTAGCACAAAATGACCCTGAGGCACTACAAAAAGAAATGATTAACATATCTAAAGAATTTACCAAATTAAAGGCTGATGGGTCAGGTTTTGAAATTTTACCTGGTGCAAAACGTAGGTTAAGAGAGATTGCACCTCTATTGGGTATGAATGCTGATGAATTGGCAAATATGTCAATTAAGAGTGCCGACTTGGATATGAAGATGAGTAAAATTAAATTCCCAAGTTTTGCGGCATCTGAAGAAGATAAGATGTTAATTGCGAATATGTCTCAGATGAAAGGTGGTGAGGCGGTACTTCAGATTAGAAATGATATAACGGGTAAAATGGATGACATTAATGTTAAAGATTTAACGGCAGATCAAATTACTAAATTAAAAGAACAACAATCAAATGAAAATAAAACAATTGAACAAATTGCTTTAGATCAATTAACCGCATTACAACAAATTAACAAATCTATTTCTGGTAGTAAAGTTGCGGTTGATCTTGGTAAGGCAACAACACCAACGATGGATAGGTTTTATAATGTTATGAATAAAACTGAGGCAATAATAGCAACAAATATAACTAAAGACATAACAACTGAAAACGTAAGAGGTGCCGCAACAAATACTCTTGGACCTTTGGAACAAGAAATGATAAGATATTTTAAAGGTGAAACAACTTGGAAAACGGTTGAGACATCATTAACTTCGGTTAAGGATAGTCTAGTTTCAATTGCCGGAGATATAGTCAAAAGTGCCGGAAATGCCGGAATTAAAACCGTTGGTGATGTTACTAATATGATAACTAAAGAATATTCACCACTTGGTGTACAACCAACCCAAATAGTAATGGACCCAAGTTCACCATTTGCAACACAAATCCAATCACTTATTGAACAATTTAAAACAGGTGGTCCCGCGGAAACAAAAACAACGGTTAGTGGTGATGTTAACCATACTCTAACTATTAAGGGAGATGGGGGAACATCACTAAGTGATGCTGAATTTAATAAAAAAGTATTAAATGCGATAGTAGATCCTACGATTAAATCACAATTTGATAAATTATATGTGGCCAAAAACTCAGGACTTGGTGGATAAGAAATAGAAAATTCTTAAAATTATGTTTTCTATAAAAAAATTCTCAAGGTATTTATAAATAAAAAAGTATGTCAGATAGTACATTATCGTTTGCATCTTCGTCAAATTTTAGGGATATATTATTAGCCCGTAATTTACAACCATATTCGGTACCAGGATCTTATTCTCCTAGTAGTAATAGTGTTAATTACGAAACAAGTATATCTGTAAACAATGTCATTGATTCGCCCGATTCTTTAATATCAACAAACATATTAGCAGATGGATTATACTCACTTAATGAGTACGGACCTGATGGTGGTTATGATGGGAAATATTCAGTACCTGGAGCACCATTACCTGTTGCGTCAAATTCAGGACCATACGCACCAACTGATACGGTATTAGATTTAGTAAATGAATTTTATATTGATGCTGCATACGTTCAAAATGTTTATGGACCTGAAGGTGGTTATAAAGATTTAGTTATCATTACTGACGTTGTTGGTAATCCTAAATTATATACACCTTATTGGGATCCTTCTTCATTTGTCAACTCAACATATTCACCATATGAAATAATTTTTAGTGATAATCCAACAGGATCTAATGGACCGTTATCACAAGATACCTATTTAGCCAAAATTGGTGCTGCTCAACTTAAAAGTTTATTTGAGGAAAGAATTGCGAGTGAAATACTACAAACAACTATTGGTAGGGTTAATTTAGATTCATTACAGGATCCATTTAGTGCTAGTATGGTTGCAACGGGTAAACAACCATTTTTTGATAAAAATTGGAGGATTACCGTACCTGAAAACCCAATAACTGCCGCAGTTGGATTGGCAAATAGACTAACGGGGACTTATTTCCCTGTTTCATTTATTCCGGGTGATTATTTTAATGAAAACTTCATTGATTCTCCTCAGACTGAATCGGCTCTAAATGTTGCGAATAATTTAACTGGAGGATTTTTAGGTCCTATATTAAATAGGTTTAAGAACCCGTCTGAAATATTTGTTGCGAACACAGGGTTTGGACAAAGATCGGTTTTATTTTCAAGTTTAGATTATAACAAATATAGACCGGCATACAATAGAGGAATTATACAAGGTGCCACAACGGCAATTGATAGATTATTTGATCAAGATAAAGCACAAAGTGGTGGTTATTATGTTGGTAGTGCAAATTCTGAACCTTCACAAATTGATTCACCGGCAAATCAAGTACCTATCGGTAAAGATGGAAGACAAATACAAACAATTGTATATGGTCCTCAGGAACTTGGTATTTTATATGAAGGAAATGAATCTCAATTACAATTTGGATTAAAAGGAAAATCATATTCTAATGGTGGTGGTATATCAGGACAATTTGTTTGGACATCACCAAAATATAGAGACAACGCAGGTTTTAAAGTAGGACCTGGAGGTGCGGTAACTAACTTAGATCAGGAATTTGAATCTATAAGAAGTGACTATGATAGATACCAATCTACAGACATAGACTTCAAAGGAGATTCAATCTTAGATAAAACACAAAGACTTATTGAGTCTGCGGATAAGGTACAAGGACAAGCAAGATTAAAACACGTAGGTAATGCAATTAACCAAGTTTCTAAAGTATTCAATGATGGGTACAAGGAAATGACTAAAGGGTCAATGGTGTTATCGTATACTGATCAGACAGATGGTTCTCAAGCGGGTATTGAATATTGTAGAGTATTCCAAAAGGATACCCCTTATTTCACATATGCTGATTTACAAAAGAGTGATGGTATTACTACGGAAGGTAGAAAATTCTCTTATTCTGTATTGGATAAGACTTATAACCTTAACATTGCTCCACTTAAGAATCCGGGGTCAACAAACATTGTAGACAACAAAGTTAAAAAATATATGTTCTCTATTGAGAACTTAGCGTGGAGAACTTCAGATAGACCTGGGTTTACTTATGATGATTTACCTGTTTGTGAAAAAGGACCAAATGGAGGTAGAGTCATGTGGTTCCCACCATATGATATATCATTTAGTGATGATAGTACACCTGATTTCTCGTCAACTAATTTCTTGGGAAGACCCGAACCAATTTACACGTATAAGAATACTTCAAGAAAAGGTAGTATAAGTTGGAAGATTGTTGTCGATCACCCTTCGATTATGAATACCATTATTCAAAAACAATTATCAGGAGCGGCAAAAGAAAGAGTTGATTCAATTGTGGATTCATTCTTTGCGGGATGTACAAAATATGATATGTATGAATTGGGTATTAAATTTAATACGATACCAACAAGAGATTTATTTACATACCAACAAATTTTAAATAACCCAAGATTAACCAATGAAGAATTGGGGCAAGTTGCGTTTGAAATACCTAGTGATACTGCTATTAATGCCGCTAGTGTAAAAGACGCTCAAAATTCAGATGGTTTACCAGCTGGTGTTGGAAATGAGTCAAAAACTAAAAATGCTGAATCAACTCCACAACCAACAGACATATTAGATGAATTCTTAAATTATGGATTTTATTTTGAAAATGATTGTCCTGAATGTTATGGCACATATGCAACAACATCAACACAACCATTTGATAGTTGGTATACAACATATGTTAATAAAAAATCAACAACATATGTGACGAAGGCACCTGATAAAGTATATGTCGGTAATAATGAATTTACAAAAGATGGTATTCAATCATTCTTTAGTGATGTAATTGAAGGTAACTTTACTAAAATAAAAACTGACTTTTTGGCAAAATTAAAAGAAGTTATAATTGATAAAAAGGGTACCGTTAAAATAACATTAAAAGGTTCGGCATCGGCACCTGCAACCGTCGGGTATAATAAAAATTTATCATTAAGAAGGGTTGATACCGTTAAAAAATGGTTTAATAATCAAACACTTGGTGATAAAAAAGTGAGTGATTTAATAAAGGAGAATTTATTAACTATTGATTTTGATGCAACTGGTGAACAAACGATAATACCTAAAACAACATCAAACAATAATACATCTGTTGATTGTTCGGTGGATATTAAACAAGGGACGGCAACAGGACCTGTAACTAGTGCATCACAATGGTGGTCAGTACCTGCAATGGCTTGTAGACGAGTTGCGTTATCAAAAATTGAGGCGAAGGTACCACCTGAACCAAAAACCGATGAAACCCCTACCGTTACGGACACATCAACCACACAAAAAGATCCATCAAAAATTGATCCAAATGGTAATCCTTCCAATACGATCAAACCAACACCTAATATAACGGTGGAACAAAAAATAAAAGATGGTATATCTAAAAAAATATTAAGATTCTTATTTTCAGAGTGTGATTATTTTGAGGTCATTAAGGAAACTGATCCTATGATTTACGATAGTATAAAAGAAAAGATTAAATATTTTAATCCTGCTTTCCACTCAACCACACCTGAGGGATTGAATGCTAGACTAACGTTCTTGAACCAATGCGTGAGACCTGGTCAAACAATTCCTGTAATTGGACCTGATGGTAGACCAAAATATAATGATGCGTTAAACACGTCATTTGGGGCTCCTCCGATCTTAATCTTAAGAATGGGTGACTTCTACCATAGTAAGATTGTTCCTACATCGTTAGGTATAACTTACGACCCAATAACATTTGATTTAAACCCTGAAGGTATTGGTGTACAACCAATGATAGCTAAAATAACATTAGCGTTTAACTTTATTGGAGGACACGGACTTAAAGAACCTGTGGAAGAATTACAAAACGCATTATCATTCAACTATTATGCGAATACTGAAATTTACGATGAAAGAGCTACGGCAACTGAAAGTACTGAAGCGAGAGACAAATATATGGTTGAGAAAATTTTATCTAATCAACCTAAAACAACTACTTCGGATGTTGTAAATCAAGAACCTAAAAAAGGTGGTGAAGCGATTGGTACAATATCGGGTGATACTGATATTGATTACACTAAATTCGTTAATGACTATTGGAATAGTACTAAAGAATATTTTGATACATTCATTAATACTAATGCTAGTGTAGGTAAAAATTATAATATTGGTATTGTTGATTTATTATATAATGAAAGAGATTATTCTAAAGGAACTGCGGATTTCACACCAGAGATAGAAGTACCGATTTATGGTAAACCAAGTCAAGTTGAGGATAAATTAGAAAAACTATTCAATAAAGTTAATACTGACATATCGCAAAGAAATGACCCTTTTATGTTATTAGTGACGGCAAATGACCAATCAATTAATAATAGTGATAAGAGAGAAATTGAAAATAAATTAAAAGAATATGTTTCAGGTATTAAAACTGATTTCATTAGTAATGTAAGTAATAGTGTGAAGGATTTAGTTTTGTTACAACAGAACTATATTCAATATATAAGAAAGGCAAACTTGGTGTTATCAAAAACTGATGGGGTAATGAATTCTAATAATGAACCTGAAATATATGATATTTCAGGGGATACATTTACTCAGTTACAAACTTATTTGAAAAAAATAACAGATAAACACATTGAATTTTTTAACACAACGGGATTAGTTAATACTGACGAATGTTTATATTTAAATGAGGATTTTTATAAAAAATTATCATCAACATTTATAGATAACAATACATCAGGTAATTTCTCAACCGTGAGTGCTAGAAGTAGTAATGGTTTAATGAGTGATGATTCGGCGAATAGATTTTATCAAATTATGGCACATATTTTAAATGATGAAAATAGTAAAACAGAATTAAGAAGTGTGATATTAAATAGTCAAAATTATAGTAATATACAATTTGTGACTGAAGTTGTGGATAAAGCAATTAAAGGTTGTTCGGATAGATTTAATCCGTATACGTTAATTAATAAAACAAGATACGATGCAATTAAAACTAACCCAAGATATTTAACTTTAATTAAAAGTCCAATTGAGGATAATATTAAATTTGGATTAAAATATACAAAAGTTAGTGGAACATCACAACAAAAAAATGATATAAAAGATTTGTATTCAAGTGTGAATGTAAACAATAAAGAAAAAACCTTTGATGGTAAGGTAAAATTTAATTAAAAATGAATTTACAATATTATAACAGATATAATGAGTTTTTAATAAATGGACAACAAACCGTTGTTCCATATGTGAGTTTACCTGCAAAAACAACCGATAAAAACTTTATTTATAAGGTAGGTCAATCAAGATTAGATAAGATATCATTCCAATATTATAATAGTCCTTATTTTGGTTGGTTAGTGCAAGTTGCAAATCCACAATATAGTGGATTGGAATCAAACATACCTGACGGTGCAATTTTAACAATACCGTTTCCTCTTGTTAAATCTTTACAAGATTATAAAAATGAACTAGACAATTATTTCTTCTACTATGGCAGATAAAGGTGAAAACATATTAGTGGAATTTGATTATGACAATATTACCTTAATAGATCCAAATAAAATTATTGATAATGAAGGTAATGTAAGTGATAGATTAGTTAAACATGAGAATCTTGTGTTTTATGCTAATCTTGAATGTAATGTATTACCAAGAACTAAATTGGCTTTAGGGTCGGCATTAAATGATTCGGTTAGAACTGTTTCTGTAGGTAAGATTAATTTCTTAAATCCTGGTAATAAAAGTTTTTTAGATAATAGATATACTGATGAAATTACAGGTAAAGGATCTGTACAGGGTCAAGGTGTAAATCAACCAAAATTAACCGCGGTCCAAAACCCAAACAAATCTGATGACTTTTACCTTACTCAGAATACGTATTCAAACGGAACTCCTGGTGCGGTGGATAATGGTTTATTAGGGATAACTGATATTCAGGTTGCAATTGACACAAGTTTCTTACCAACAGTAACGGTTAATTTAGTTGATATAAAAGGAAGGGCTTTATTTGAAGGTGGTAATAATTCACCTTATTCCGCTTTCTTCCAATTACCGTATCCATTATTTAATTTAACGTTAAAGGGTTATTATGGTAAAGCGGTTCGATTACCGTTAATGTTACAATCATTCACATCAAACTTTGACAACACGACCGGTAACTTTAAGATTACATTGAAATTTTTTGGTTATAAGTACACGGTAATGTCTTATGTGAATTGGGGCGCTATGATGGCGGTACCACATATGTATAATAATTTTGTATCGTCAACCCAAACAAGTACAAACACACCTGCGGGATCTAACCTTGAAAAAACAACACCAAAAATTGTTAGTAGAGGATATCAGAAAATGAAGGAATTATATTCTGAATATAAGGCAAAAGGATTGGTTGATGATGATTTCCCTGAAATTACAATTACGCAATTAAAATCACGTTTAGATAGGTTTATAAAAAATATATTAGAAAAATTCACCAAAGAAAATTTGGGGGTTTTAACTGAGTTAGATAATTTCCAAACACAATTAACTGAGTTCCAAAAGAAAGTATTCTTTTATGGTGATTCATGGTTTGAGACATATATGGATAAAACTACACCATATACGTTAAAAGATACTAAGGAAGTTGTGTACATCTTCAAAAAAGAATATGATCTTAATAAACAAGCTGAGGCAGAAACTAAATTAAGTGGTATCTTTACTGAATATCAAAAACTTTTTGATAGTAATAGTGTTGCTGGTAAAAATGGCAGTTATACGGTTGGAGGTAAAACAACAAAAAGTGAAGTACCCGTAAATGCAACCGTGGAAAAATGTTACGCAAAAATCAATCCATCAACGGATATAGATTTTGCGAAGACATATGAAGAAAGAACAGGTAAACCGGCAAAAACACAAACTGAGTTAGATACGTTCATTGCAGCAAATGCAATACCACCTAACACTAAGTTTTTTGTGTTTGAAGGAACTGATTATTTTATTGGTATAACCGAAAAGGCGGCTAAAAACTCATCAACTCTTAGAAGAGAAATTGAAGAAAAAATATCTGAAAACTTAAATGAACAATTAAGTAATAAAGATACTGGTGTTGGGTTTAAACCAACCATAAGAAATGTGTTGGCGGTTTTCTTCGCACAAGGTGAGGCATTTATTCGTTTGATGGATGATGTTCACTCTAAGGCTTGGGACATAAGAGAAAACAAATATAGACAACAGGCGATATTTGGAAGTAATAGTAGTGCACCAAGTGTTGACGTTAAATCGTCTACACAAAATAACGAACCAATTTATCCTTGGCCTCAGGTTATTAGAGAAACTTTGGGTGATAATAAGGAAGAAAAATTTGAGATTGTTTATCCTGGTGATAAGTCAATTGCAACAATGACAAAAGCTTACATTCCTGAAATATGGCCTGAGGTTGAATTTGTTGAAGAATTTATAAAAGGGTATACCGAAAGAGAACCTAAAGAACCTGATTATGGTGACGAATCTAATGTGTTAACTAAACCTAATAGATTAAGTTTAAATGCCCTTGACTTCCCTGTTTCAAATGAAGTGTTCCAAAACAAAGAGGAGATTAAATTCTTTTATGAAATATATGAAAGAATTATGGTTAATACTTATTATTCCAAATTAAATAGACAATCAGGAAATGACTCAAGTATATTTATGGTTGAGGCGGAAGATGAGAAAATTAACATATTAAAAAGTTTGGGTAATGATAATCCATTTTTAACTCAAAAGTTAAAACAATACCTAATTGACCAAAATAATTTCTTAACATTTTTAAGACACATCTCCAATCAAGGTGAGGGTGAAAGTTGGCAAAAATTCATAAGGGGAGAATTTACAATTAACTACCTTAAGAACAAAACAAACACACCATTTGAGTTATTTAATCAAGAAATATTAACAAATGAAAGATCCCAACCAGATGTTTCATTAACAGATGAGTCAAAAATAATTGATTATATTGGAAACCAAACGTCAAACAATGAGTTTGATTTTTCTGATATGTATCCAATTACTAATTTTGATTGGTGTAAAAATTATCTTGCGGATGGTCAGTCATTACAGAACGTAAATTTAGCTTACAATACTAAAGATGTGTTATCATATAATACAACACATAAGACTATATGTAATTTTAATAATGACGATACTAACGATAAGAAAAGACCTATAACAAACTTTAATTATAAAGCGGACGTATTTAGTCAAAATATAGATACTTCTAATTTTAAGACATTCTATAATAATAGAAAAATAGAAGAACAATTTACAACCGAAGGTAATTTAAATTACACTAATTACGATGGGTTTGTAAGTGAAAGTCAAACGACCTCAATAATGAACACACCGTATTTTATAAATGCGATTCAGAATGGGGTTTATAATTTTAGATATAAAACGAATGATTTGTCATCGTATAAACAAGCCGCATATCTATTTTTGAATAGTTTACCTTTAGCTAGTCTTAGAGAAAAGTATAGATCGTATAATGAACCTAATGACTTAAGTTACATCTTATCAACAATTAAGAAATTTGGTGCGGTTCATAAATTACCGTACGCTTGGATTGTTAAGTATGGCTCAATTTGGCATAGATATAAGATTTGGAATGAAACAGGTGTTGATATGTTGGATGAGGTTTGGAAGGATTTTAATTATTTAGGTAATTATGACCCCGTAACTTCAGCATCAACAAAAGTTTATAAATTAAACATTGAAGGGTATGAAAACAATATTGTATTAGAAAATACGGTATCTGCAACACCGAACTTAGTTAGTTATAATTCAACCACAATCAACACAGGATTTTTCCCTAAGTTATATGATGATATGAATGTATTCCTTCAAGGGTTACAATTATTTTCGGGAGTTACACAATTAAATGGTACTTGTAGTATTGTTGGGACAACTTTAGATGTTTATACCATAAATGATAATAACTTGGCTCCGGGTCAAGTAATTGCGGGACCTAACGTTGATGTGAATACAACAATTGTATCTCAAATAAATGGTACGACAGGTGGTGTGGGTAAATATGTTGTTGATATAACACAAAATGTATCTCAAATAGCGGGTGTTTGTAATATAACAAATACGACTATGGATGTGGTAACATTAAATAGTAATTCGTTAACTCCTGGACAAATCATTTCAGGACCCACAATTGTACTTGGTACAAAAATAGTTAGTCAAGTAAGTGGTACTACAGGAGGTGTTGGTCAATATGTGGTTGATACGTCACAAACTTTAGTTGGGGAAACGTTTAATGTGGTTAATCCAAATATTTTTTACGTAACGAATTCTGCGACGGGAGGATATTCTCAAACTGAAATCCAATCATTAATTAATGATGGTAAAATGGTTATGACTACAAATCAGTCGGGTCAGATTGTTGAAACTAATGGTTTTGACCCTAATGATAATAATCGTTCATTAAAGATAACTCCTTGGTCAACTATTGTTAAAACGACTGAAGGTGATAAATATTTTGCAATGCCATCTTTTGGTTACACAAAAAACCAAGCAAAAGATGAGTGTTTTAAAAATAATAAACTTAAAGTTGAGTTATCAAGTAACCCTGCGGTCTTTAATGGATCTGTAAGATTATTTTGGGGAGCACCAAATTATGGTTATTTTGACAACACTAAAGTTTCAAAACCAAGTCCTGATTCTTATTTAAAAGAAATCCTTAGTGATAAAAAAACACAACAGAATTTTTCGTTAAATGGGGATAACACAAAATACGATAAGATATCGGAAATGTTTACAACATTTGATACGGAAATATTAGATTATTTTGAACAAGAGTTTTTAAACTTTAGTAGATCAATTTATGATTATAAAACATTAGTACCAAGTGATAAAGATGTTGAAACAGAATCTGAAAGATCGTATAAGAACTTCCAATTATTAATGAGAGAATTGTTAGTTGTTGAAAAACCTGCAACTCTTAATTCGGAGGGGATGATTAATTCTGTTATTGAAAAACAAAAAACAACATTCCAAGGAATACTTACTAATTTCTTAGAATATAATGTTGTGTTGAAAATGGGTAATCCATCAATGTTTGATAGGAGAACATTCTTAACATTCTCCACTAAATTTTTAATTGACCCTGTATCATATCAAGGATATAATCAAGGTACAACAGGTAGTTTACCTTCAAACGGAGGGACAATTACGTTAGCTCAATCTAAAACCGCAAATCCCGAAACGTGGAAAGCGTTAGAGAAGTATGTGGGATTTTCTGAAATACCTGAGTTAGTGTATTCGGATAATGGATCTTACATAACGGATTTCTTTATTGATTTGAATGTTCAGTTTACAGAAAAAAATATTAAAGATTTTGCTCCGTTAATTATGTTATATGCAACTCAGAAACTTAATAATTTCTCAGTCCCAACAAATAACGTTGTAATTCCAAATCCTATACCTACTCCGGCACCGGGACCACAACCTCCACCTCCACCTGTACCAAATCCACAACCAACTGGAGATTTAGTTTCTACTGAAACACTTAAAGACAGTAAAAAAATATCGGTTTATAAATACGGTCCGTTAAAATATGCGGTTTATTATGATGTTTCAGGTACTGTTTTATTTACGGGTCAACCTGCAAGTGCTACAAATGAGGCGTTAGTTAATGAAATGATTATTAGTCAATATGGTAATTTAGCAACAAATCCGAATGATCCACAATTTGTTGTAAGTGTGGTTAATATTAACTCGTCACAAACAACTACAACCACAACAACTCTCCCTAGTGGTTTTGTTGGGCCTGTGGGACCTTACGGTCAAGTTGGACCTATTGTTCAAAATTTAGGTAATAGTGTTGATGGTGTTAAGTTTTATACTCTTATGGATGAATACTTTGATAAATCTGAAACTTATCTTAAAAATGTTATTTCAAATTTAATGACGGGAGTAAGAGCTGGTTTACCAAATGTCACAATTGAGGGGGATAAAGGTAATAGATCACAACTTGAAGGAGAACAAACAAGAGTTGAGATGTGGGAAACATTCAAAGCGTTCAACGATACTTGGGTTGCTGGTGGTGATTTTAAAAGTAAAACAATGTTTGAAGACGTATTATTATTTGATAGAGCAAGTCGAGATGTTGGACAAAAAGTTTATATTGATATCTTTAAAATAAAAGATTTAATTGAAGGATCACTATATAAGAATAATATGTTGGATATTGTATCTACAATATTAACTCAAAATAATTTCACTTATTTCCCATTACCTGCTTATGCTAATTTCTATAATGCGCAAGACGCGGAGAAAAACCCTGTCCCAAGATCTGAAGGATCAACGGAGTTTGCAAATTCATTTTGGGGTACGTTCTTGAATGTAGATTATAGAAACACATCACCTAAGTTTTTATGTTATTATGCAAACAAACCTAGTCAATATGTTGACATGAAAGACAATGTTGACTACAGATTTAGAGATGATGCATTTGACCTTAGAAGAGCAAGTGATAATCCATTAGTGGAAAGCCAAGCAAATAAAAAGAATTGGGATAAATCAAATAAGGTTGTAGGATTCAATATTGATATTAGTAATCAAAATCAACAAATCTTCAAAAACTTTAGTGTTGGTCAAGATGTTGGTAAACCTACCGCAGAATCTTTGGAAATGTTAAATCAAATGGCAAACCAAAGTAGGAATAGAAGTACGGGTTCACAAAACGTATCTTTATATAATCTATATAGAAATAGAAGTTATGAATGTTCTGTAGATATGTTGGGTAACGCCCTTATCCAACCGATGATGTATTTTAATGTTAGAAACATACCTATGTTCTCAGGACCATACATGATTACGTCAGTAACACACCAAATTAGTGAAGGTGAGTTTAGCACATCGTTTAAAGGAACTAGACAACCTTTTTATAGTTTACCTAAGATAGATAATTTCATTCAGTCATTAAGTTTAAACATTATTTCTAAATTACAGGAACAAGTTAAATCTAACGAGGAAAAGGCAAAAACATCAAGTGATAATGTTGTGTTCCAAAAAAATAACGTTATATCTAACGTAACTGGTACTGATACTTTAACTAAGAATCAGGATTGTTCCGATAAAATTAATAGTGGGTATGTTGGGTATACACCATTAGATAGTCCTGCAATAACGCAACTTTCTTATAAAGATTTTAAGAAATTACTTGGTGATAGAATTGTTGCAAGTGGAATACCAAAAGAAACAACAACTAATGGTACGACATCAGTAAATCCTAATTTTAGAGATTTGTCTTATTATTTATTTTCATTTATATATTTGGACTCTGCATCATCAAGTGGGTTAAAGGCTTATGAAAATAATTATAGTACAATAAATTTAACGGAAACTTACGGAGCTATAATAGCGTCAACGGCTAATAAAAAATTCTATTGTTTATCAAGAGGGACTAATTTGAATATACCTGTGGTATCATTTATATCCGCAGAAAAATTTATTGATTTTGCTATTAGTAAATTTAAGGGTATAATATCATTAATTAATCAAAATGTTACTGCTGAAGAAGACATTGTAAAACTATATGTTACTAAATACCCAAGTACCCAACCTGACAATGTTTATACTGAAATGACTGAACAAGATAAAAATACATTACAAAATAAAGTTAAACAAGCAATTGGAGTATATAACTCTTTAAATTAATTTTATTGAATAACAAGATATTTATAATAAAAACTATTATGGACACAAAATTAATATTAGACAATTACTTGGGTAAAAACACAAGAGTGTCGGAAAAAGATAAGGGTAATGGTTACAAAGAAGTTTGTGACTTAGATACTGGTGATTGTTACACACTTAGAATAAAAGACGGATTAATTGAAAGAGTTGATAATACTATGAACACATTCAAAAAAATCCAAGTTGAAACTAAAACGGGAATAAAACAATTATTAAACGGATAATCATGGCAATAGATCAAAAAATTTTAAATGAAATAAGTAGATTTAATTCTATTAATAAATACATAATGGAACAGGCCGATCCTACTTTAGATCCGGCTTTAGCTCCACCTGTAGATCCTGCGGCTCCTATTGATCCTGCGGCTCCTGTAGATCCTGCGGCTCCTGCAGCACCTGTAGATCCTGCGGCTCCCGCTGATCCTAACGCAGTTGCACCGGCTCCACCGGCAGCACCTGTTGATATTGCGACTGATCCTGAAGTTGAAGAACTTGGTGATGAGGGTGAGGAAGAAGGTAACAAAGAAGAATTAGATGTTACTGATTTAGTTGCATCTCAAAAAAATATGGAACAAAAACAAGAGGAATATTTTGACAACTTGTTTACACAATTAAAAAATCTTGAGGAAAGATTAGGTGAGATGGATACTTTGGTAACTACAATTAATAGTTTAGAAGCTAAGTTTGATAAATTTAGACCTAAAACTCCACAAGAAAAATTAGAATTAAGAAGTTTAGACTCAGGACCATTTAATCAAAAACTATCTGATTTCTTTGAAGATAAAGAAGAAGATATGGAAAAATCAGGTAAAAATGAATATGTTTTAACTACTGATGA